AACATCATGGTCATGGAGGGTAACGTACCCGTGATGATTGACTTTGGTCTCGCAACGATAGAAGGTGTTAAAAATCCCGTATACGATAAGCAATTTGCGAATAATGTGGGGATATCCACAAAGTCACATTACATGTATGACGCACACTACTTTCTCAATATTATATACCATTATTCAAAATCATTACCTATCAAACAATTCATTAGAGATCTCTTTCCAGCTCCTTATCTCACCCGAGAAAGTCCGGAAGTTAAATCATTCCGTCTTCGTCTCAAGAAACACGAAGATCTTCCAACCTACGATGACATCCTAAAGCACCCATTCCTTCAAGAAAAGAAGGCTGGCTTTCTTTCAAAGATCATACCAAAGAGACCCGCGATGGTAAAAAAGGTGGAAGAACCAAAGAAAGTTGGTACATCTTCAGCGATTAGACGGGCGAGAGCTGTGCTTCAAAAGGAAGCAGAAAAGAAGAAGGTCCCACTAAAGAGACCTGGTCTTGGGAAACGTGATCCATCTGTGATGAACCAAGTGCGAGAAATTGAAAAGCGCATTGCGGTTGAAAAGAAACCAAGACCGGGTATTTTCATAAACAAGAATGGTGATCTCAAGATTGATACGCGAAAGTGTCGTCTCTACAAAAAAGAAGACCTCGTCAAGATGTTCAAATTAGATCCGAAATTAACAAAGGAACAAATGTGTAAGTTTATAAAAAATATGTAACACTATAGTATAAATTATGTTGGTATTCGCGCTTTTGTTTGTCATCGCGTTATATATGTTGTCTCGAGTGCCTACACATATTCCCAGGGGTAAACCCTGGACTATTTACGGGACCATGGGATGTGGATGGACTCGTAAACAGTTAGATTACATGCGTAAGGCTGGTAAGCCTTTCACGTTCGTCAACTGTGATACAAAGGATTGCTCGGGCGCGGATGCGTTTCCGACTCTCGTCGGTCCGGGAGGTGAGCGTCACGTTGGATATAAGGAAATTTAGATACCACGGACCGCGGCGATGGAGACGGAGAGCACAAACGCGTCAAAGAGCGTCGAGATCGGCTTGAGCACGGTAATGTGCTTCGCGAGAGAGCGGTTCCAGAACACACGGAGAAGGAAGGTCCCAATCAAGATATTGAGAAGGAACACGAGCGCTTCGGTGATCATGTCGGACTTGTTTTCAGCCTTGACGATTTCCTTGAACATTTATTATGTACCCATATTTTTTTCTGAGTCAACTGTATATGGCACCACCACTTCCCCTGAGTGGCTCCGAAAGAAAGTTTACAAATAGACGTTGGGGTACGTCCACTGGTATTGGTAATAATAATTGTTACGCGTACGCTGTTGGAGATTATGAAGCGTACCGTTACCAAAAATCAATCCCCGGGGATCGTTCTGGTATGTCGAACCTTCCACACAACTACACGCATTGCAAAAGCTTACCGCAACGCGTCGTATCGGACAATCCTAAAAAGGTGTATCAAGTCAAGGGTAATGAAAAATGTAAGAAGGGGTATTTCAAGGTCATGATGTTCGTGTCACCTGGGCGACCCACGAATTATATTCGTCAAGGTGATTTCCACTTTTACGTACAACACGGTGTTGTCGAGTACAAAGTAAAGGATGGAGACACGGTCAAGAGCATCGCAAAGTTTTTCAAGGTTCCTGAATCGAGAATCCGACAAGCTGGAAAGATTGAAACGGGAAAGCGTATCGTTTTTAAAGCTAATGTATTCAGTCACAAGCGTGGATGGGCGACGGGGCCGCTTCTGACTGATGCAAAGGGTAAGGCTATAAGTGATCCGAGAAAGGCGTCTAGAAACTATCCGGGTTTAAATTACAGTAAGTATTGTAGTTCATTCTGTGTCCGTGATCGAGGAATCAAAGTCGGCAAGACTCACCCCAAGGTCGGACAGTAGGCTGTCAAGATCTATTGTATTTTCAACGTCAAAGGATATATCAAACAAATCCATGACGTTAAACATGACATCTTCGTTGAGTGATATACTATTCGATGTGGCTGCATAATTATTCTGAATTGTCAATGTGACTTTGAACTGTGAAACGTCGAATACTTTTCTACATAATGGACATGTATTCTTACCTTTCTCTTTCCAATCGTCCAGGCACTTTGAATGAAATATATGTCCACATCGAATAGGTGGATTCAGTCTGTGTGATCTCACCTGATTAAGACATATAGAACACGTGCTCATCCTGGAGTACTACATTAAACTTTTTTACCATATTTTACTCACAACGCCCGGTCGCATGACGAGCATCGGTCGTTGGTATCTTGCATAGATTGAATCTTTTCAATCAAATTCGGACCACTTCTTTGAAGAAGTTGACGGTACGCGTAGTTGTCGACGAGCGGAACTTTGTTGGATTCCATAATCTTGTTATTGAGCAATTGAGAAGACGTGTTGATGGTGAAGCATCGTCCGTCGGCCATACCAAGTCGTTGAGACATTTTGTTAATATTACATTAGAAATTTATTGGCCTGTTCTCAATCGTTCGCAACCATGAGTGAAATCCTCTTTCCCTGATTCTCGGAATGAGTGATTCGCATTTGTAACCGAGAAATATATCAAAGTTCTCCTTTTCCAGCGTCTCGGACACTCGAATGGCTGGATTTTCGTTGATATGCTGATTGATAATGTTATATGCAAAAACAATCTCCTTGAGAGTCTCGGCGCCAGTGATAATGATCTTTCCAGTTGAGAAAATGCTCGTCGTGATCTCCTTCATTTCTTCTGCGGGTTTAAACTTAATTTTGACTGCAGAATACCTATCTGGTTCAAACGACACTTTGAAAAGCCCGTTATGTTTTTCAAAGTGATTGGCCACCATCATGAGATTGATATTGTAATTGAGACTGAAGTTTGAATTGATCATGACAATCCTGAAAGAATCGGCTGATATTTCACGTTCCATGTTGAGACACACTTTCAGAATGTATGTAAGTTGTGTGATGATTCTCTTACAATCAAAAAGATCGGAACACCCAGCGACTTGAATGCTTCCATTGGGAAAAACTTTGATTGATTTTGTACTGTACACATCTTCATACGTGAGCGTGATCTGATTAAAGAATGTCGTCGGTTTAAGTTTCCATTCGAAACCATCGAACTTTGAACCACTGCGTCGAAGTTTGATAGATCCAAGCTTTTCAAATGCCGCTCGAAGTTTCTTGATATCAATCTCTTGAATGAAATTTGAAATCATTGTGATTGTTGTAATCTTTATCCATGATGGTCTCGTACTTTCGGGTAATTTACTCCTAAACTCCTCGAGTGTGAGTAAATATGAAAATGTATTATTGGCGATGCACGTGTACTTCATTTTAGACTTAAAATTACAATGGCAACTGTGCACTTAGGAGTTTATAAGTGGTTTAGAGAAAAGAGTGGATGTGAACACATGAGTTCATTCTTAAAGAGAGCGCTCGTCGTCTATGACATTGAATCCGATCTCTCTTACGTCGAAATCAATTATATGAAATACGTTGCGGGTCGCGGGTACATTGATTTTGTCGACTACCTGAATACAAAACCCCGTGGTGATTGGACGGAAATTGTATCTCGAAAGCAGTCTATTCCGTATGAAAACTTTCTCGGAACGATGGTTGAACCAACACATGAAACGCGTGTCAAAATGGCGACGATCGCACTTGAGAATATTCTCTGTGGAATCGTGGACATAAAAACGTATATTCGTGTGATGAATGCGGTTAAGATTATTGATCCTACATTCATACCCCCGTACATCAATAAAAAGAGTGTATGGCAATGTAAATATGCGGAAAATTTCTGTTGTGAAGTCCTTCCAGATGTCATCGAACGTACTGTGTCAATGAAAAACCTCTCACGCCTATTTAACGTCTTAAAATTAATAGACCTGCAATGATCAAAATGATCAAAATTAATCCATATCTAAAATCAAATCGCATGCGGGGTTTGGGATTGTTGTGTCGGTGGTTCGGGTTTGTGTGTGCGACGAAACCGTAATCGATGTTTCGTTGCGGATAAAGAGGCCGAGTATCGAAGCAATTCGGCTTTGACGGTTCGCACATGTCCTTCGTACGCCACCCACCGGTACGCGCATAATCACAATATAGACTCTTGTCTTCCTGAACTTCCATACCCGACTTCTCTTTGACGAGGCTTCGGTCAGCAAATTCACCGAGCTGCCGAACGCCACCCGGTAAAGAAAAATCGCGAGACACGAACGGATTCACATCATTGATGGCATCCTGATCACAAAGCATGTACTTGCTCATATTTAATAGTAGGCTATATTTTATATTTTTTGGTCTTGAGTTTTTGTCTGTGCTCCTCCCACATCTTATCGAGATCTACATTAAGCATGTGCGCCAACTGGAAAAGATAACTAAATACATCACCCATTTCCATCATGACATCCGTCCCCCTGTCCTTTTTTAGGTTTGTCTTCTTGAAGGTTTTCTTCTGTTGACGAATCGCAGATGCGAGTTCACCAAACTCTTCGGTGAGTAAAAGCCATACTGTATCCACTGCAGCCCTATCCCAACCTTTAGATTTACAGACCTTTTCTGTTTCATCCTTGTAGTAGTTTAAACTCATCTTAATTTCTCATGGTCTAAAAACTTTAAATCTTTGTAAATATAAAATGACTCTTAATAACGTTGACCGAATGTCCATCGTCTCCATCGTGTCTCTCATCGTGATGATTACTGTTATGATCCGTCTTCGTCTTCAGGCGACTGAAAGGTATGCCCCGGGTGTGGAAACAATTCCCGCGAAATGGCGGCGTAAATAATACCATATGTACATTATAATGGATTACTTACCGGTACATCTGTATCAGGGTGTTAAAAAATTGCAGAATGTGTACGATTTTTTAACAGTGCAATATGATCATAATGATCCAACAATCGCGAAGATGAAGCGACTGATCGAAGTTAGTGTTAAGCGAATTCAAGACATGAATCGAATTTCAGCGAACGCGCTTGAAGTCATCAATGCCATGGAACCATCGAATCTGGCAAGTCTGTCTATACATTTGTATAATTTACAAACCCACCTTTGCGCTTAGGTCAATCTTCTTACCATATGTACTCGTGTTGATGGGTTGAGCCAATGGAATACTGACAGTATCGACGTCGCGAATAAATCCCATGTACTGAGACACACCGCTCTGAATTTGTGACAAAGCAGTTTTGATGACACGTTCGTTCATCTCTTTGACCTGTTCATTCACCTTTTCAAAGTGGTTCCCAGAATTGTTAATGAAAACAACTCGCATGATTCCGTACAAATCATCCTTGTTTTGATAGTCAATGGCGATTCCAGTTTTATTCTTGAACTCTTGCCTGATTGCCCGCTGGAGAATATTCGTATTGAACTCGGAAAAGAAGAGTGTGTTCAGAGGGGTCTGACACTGCTTCAGGGAGTTGAGGTGAAGATTGTCACACATTTAATATAAGGTTGGAAAAAAAACTGTTGGTACATATTAAATTATGTTTGTGCTCGCAGACTTTGATGCGACATACAGTGCCAAGCCTGATAACAAAGAGCGTATCCCGTCCAAGAGCGCCGAACCGTTCATCGGCTCGTATGCACCGATCTCACGACCGGGTGAGGAGGGTATGTTTAATGTGAACACGTACCTTCTCCAGCCGAACCGAAAGGTTGAAATTGCTGGACCGGTTCGTGTCAGAAGCACTGATATCGAGTGTCGCCGGAAGTAAGTTAAAAATAAAACACTTAGAATAGTTAGTAAACATGAGAGTCGTAAAACGCTCAGGTCGTATTGAGGATATGAAATTTGATAATGTCACCAATAGGATCAAGAATTTGACATATGGACTCTCGGAAAATTGCGACTCATCAAAGGTTGCACAACAGGTCGCATCGTCTCTGTATGACGGTATCACGACCCACGAAATAGACACACTGTCTGCCGAAATTTGTATTGGTATGATTACATCGGATCCGGATTATGAAGTATTGGCGACACGCATCGTGGCGAGTAATATTCAGAAATCTGCACCGAACAGTTTTCACATGGCCATGAAGAAATTGGCAAAAGCGAACATTGTCACCGAAGATGTCGCGAGAATTGCCGGCCGTGTTCGTGATGATATCGTCACGAAGAGGGATTATGATTTTGGATACTTTGGTCTCAAGACGCTCGAGAAATCATATCTTCAACGCCTCGATGGAGCTCTCATGGAAACGCCACAGTATATGTTTATGCGTGTGGCTATCGGTATTCACGGGGATGATATTGATTCTGTACTGGAAACCTATGATAAAATGAGCCAAGGGTTTTTCATTCATGCGACACCAACCCTCTTCAATGCGGGGACACCGAGACCCCAAATGTCGAGTTGTTTTTTGATTGCAAACAAAGGCGACTCCATTGACGGAATCTACGGTTCCTTGACGGAGTGTGCACAAATTTCTAAATGGGCTGGAGGTATCGGTATGCATATTCACGATATTCGAGCGAATAAGTCCCGTATTCGCGGTACAAATGGTCAATCGGATGGTATCATTCCAATGCTTCGTGTATTTAACGCCACGGCGCGCTATGTAAACCAAGCTGGTCGTCGTAAGGGGTCAATTGCCGTCTACTTGGAACCGTGGCATGCGGACATTATGGACTTCCTTGAATTACGCCTCAATCAAGGGGATGAAGAGGCACGCTGTCGCGACCTTTTCTCGGCTCTGTGGATTCCAGATCTCTTCATGAAGCGGGTTGAGCAGGGTGGTCAATGGTCGCTCTTCTGTCCAGACAAGGCACCGGGTCTTTCAGACGCCGTCGGTGAAGAGTTTGAAGCCCTCTACACAAAGTATGAGGAGGAGGGACGAGCGAATGCCACCGTCCCAGCCGCCGAGGTGTGGAAGGCTATTCTCAAGTCACAAACAGAGACTGGTACACCATACATGCTTTACAAGGATGCATGTAACATGAAGAGTAATCAAAAGAATTTGGGGACAATTAAGAGCTCAAACTTGTGTACGGAAATTATCGAGTACACCGATAAGGATGAGACGTCTGTGTGTAATTTGGCGTCAATCGCCCTTCCGAAATACGTCAATGAAGAGACTCGCTCGTTTGATTATGAAAAGCTTCATGAAATCACAAAGATTGTCACCAAAAATCTAAACAGAGTCATTGATCGTAATTTTTATCCAGTGGAGACTGCACGAAAGTCTAATATGCGTCACAGACCCATCGGTCTCGGTGTCCAAGGTCTCGCGGATGTATTCATTAAGTGCCGCCTTGCGTTTGATTCCGATGAAGCCAAGGATATGAATGCACGCATCTTTGAGACGATGTACCACGCCGCACTTGAATCGAGTTGTGAACTTGCAGAATCTGAGGGTTCTTATGAGACATTTGAAGGGTCGCCAGCTTCACAGGGTATCCTCCAATTTGATATGTGGGACGGGGAAACGACACTCACACGTGATGACTGGGATGTTCTTAAGGAACGAATTAAGGAGAAAGGTCTTCGTAACAGTCTCCTCATGGCACCCATGCCAACGGCATCAACGGCGCAAATTCTTGGAAATAATGAGTGTTTCGAACCGTACACGACAAATATCTATCTTCGAAGAACGCTCGCTGGTGAGTTTGTAGTCGTGAACCGACACCTCGTTGAAGACCTGAAAAGGATTGGTTTATGGTCGAAGGATATGAAGGATCTCATGGTCAAGGCGGGTGGGTCCATCCAAAACATTGTGGATATTCCCGATGATATTAAGAATCTTTACAGAACCGTTTGGGAAATTAAGATGAAGGATGTTATTGACATGGCAGCCGATCGAGCTCGTTTTATTGATCAGTCGCAAAGTATGAATCTCTTCATGGAAAATCCAACACTCGCCAAGCTTTCGAGTATGCACATGTACGCATGGAAGAAGGGACTCAAAACGGGTATGTATTATCTGAGATCTAAAGCAAAGGCGCGCCCGATTCAATTCAGCCTTGAGCCTGAGTGTGTGGCATGTTCAGCTTAAAGTTTACAAATGAGTATAACATATTAATGGCGAAGTTTGTTGACGCATTAGATATCCTTGAGATCGCCAATTACAATAATAGAAAAATTGTATTGTCGACGAAAGATGGAAAACCATTACGAATTACGACCCCGCGAATGTACATGCCATTTGGGGTGTCTGGATTCACACCCGAAGTGGGTCAAACAAAGTACAATATCGACTTTTCTATGAAAGGACATGACGAAGATGACAATTACGTTAAAAAGTTTCACGATACCTTGCGTGCGATTGAAGACAAAATCATCGAGAGTGTCGCCGAACAAAGTGAAACCATATTTGGTAAAAATATGACGAAAGATGAACTCATCCCGATGTTCAATTCGAATATCAAAGAATCACCTGACCGTGAACCAAAGTTTCGTGTGAAGGTCGATACCACGATTGACGGAGACATCAAGGCATCTGTGTGTGATCCCGAAAAGAATGTGTTGAGTGATTCCGCGGAAAATGGACTCTATGCAAGGAATACGGGTTTAGCTATTGTTGAACTCAATAGTGTGTATTTCTTGAATAGGAAGTTTGGTATCACGTGGAAATTGTATAATCTCATGGTTTTTGAACCACAAAGACTTAAGGGCTTTCAATTCCTTGTTTAGGCAGCCGGAAGCGGTTTGACGTTGTTCGTCGGGCGAATGTTGTTCGGGACCGTCTTCACGTTCATCGAGTTAATGGGAACAATCGGGGCATTCGCACCATTCTTGATGGCACCCACGACTGGCTTGTAGTTCTTGTTACCATTCGGGCCATTGGAGAACACAGCACCATTGTTGGTCTTGTAAATGCGGTGAGCGTTGTTGTCGAGGTACGGCGTCGGAGCAACGGACGGGGCGTTCTTACCTTGACGCATCTTGTCATACGTGTTACGAGCCTTGGTGGCCGCGGCCATACCAAAACTCTTCATACCAGAACCAACGCGACGAGCTTGACTGGCGACAACGGGGGCAACGCGCGCGTAGGTCGCCTTCGCGGCGTTACGTGTGCGAGCAGCAGCGGCTTTCATACGGTTGAACATTGTTATATCTTATAATAAGAAATTAATCGGCTAATAGGAGTAAGTGATAAATCTTCTGAGCTTCCTTGAGTAACTTCCCCTGTATTTTAACAAAGGTGTTTGGGTTCATACCCAATTGAATCTTTGCTAAACGAACAGACTCATCCCACTTTGCGAGCGTCATTTACTATAGATTGAGAAATTACTTTCTTTCCTTTTCCATCTTCTTGATCTTCTTTTCGTAGGCCTTCGTACCTTGTTTCGGCTGGAGCGCAAACTTACCCTTCTTCGGCTTGAAGACCTTGACCATAGCAGCCTTACCTTCAGACTTCATGCGCGCGATGGCGGCGTCGTGCGCAGCCTTGCTCTTGATGCGACCATCCTTCTTATCCATCATGAGATCCTTCTTCATGAGACCACCTGAGGTCTTTTCAGCAGTACCGTGGAACACTTCAGCGCGGCTTCCGATAGTAGACATTGTAATATACTCTATGCTCTGAAAATTTTCTTGATGTCCAGAATTGATATTTTTTCGCAGGTTCGTTTCACAGGAATTTGTCTTTGAATTCTTTCGTCATTAAGTACGTGTGAACACACAAGTGATTTGTGTCCCTGCAGCGCCATCATTTCTTCTTCGACGCTGATAAATTCGTCAGTTTCCTTGTATATCAGTTTTTTAACGTATACGGGTCTGGTCTGACCAGTTCTATGTGCACGACCGATGGCCTGAAGTTCAGTCGCAGGATTCCACGCGGGTCCAGTAATGTACACACGTGTGGCTTCTTGAAGATTAAGTCCCTGACCACCTGTTTTGATTTGAATGATGAAAACTGCGCCGGGTGTAGCTTTACGGAATGCTTCAACCTGTTGTTGACGCATGACATTTGAAAATGAACCATCTATTCTGAATGTGACACACCCCATTTCTCTGAGTACGTGTTCAATGAAATTCATCTCACCCATGAATTGACAAAACACGAGCGTCTTTTCATCTGGATGACCACCTATCATACGGAAGAGTGTTTCCATTTTATTAGATCGTCCAACCCATCGTTCTGGTTCTGTGTTGTTTTTACGTGCCATACCATCGAGATACATCTGTGGCCAAATCATACACTGACGCGCTCGTAATAAGCATTCTAAAATAGCCATATTCTTTGCGTTGATGTTTAATGAAGAAGTAAAAATGTCCTTGATTGTATCTTGTGCATCTTTGAACACAAATTCATACAACTTGCGTTCATCTGGAAACATCTCGAGTTCCACATTTTCAAATTCACACGGTGGGAGTTCGAGTTTCTTATCAATATTCGCGAGATCCTCCTTTGTTCGTCGAAGAATATAGATATCTTTGATTTTGCTCGTCATGCCCTGTACCAGCGTCTTTTCGATACCGAGAAATTCACACAAAGACACAAAATCATTCATCGAATTGAATACAGGTGTACCAGTGACAATCCAGCGAATATCCGCTCGAAGCGAACGAACACTCTTGAATGTCTTTGATGAACGGTTACGAATCTCGTGCGCTTCGTCGAGTACGACACGGTCCCATGAAATACCATGAAGCGGACCACCATTCACGATGAGTGAATATGAACACACGACTACGTCATATGGACGCATATCCGACCCATCATAGACACCCACACGTAGGTGTGGTGCAAATTTTTGTATCTCAAGAACCCATTGTGTTACGATAGATTTGGGTACAACGATGAGCGTTCGTCTCTTTTCATTCCCTAGAATAGTCGAGACGACTTGCACGGTTTTACCCAGACCCATTTCGTCACACAAGAACCCACCCTTTGGTCCGTGTACTTGATTTTCCATGGAAAGCATCCATAGAACACCCTCACTTTGATAGGGTGCAAATAAACGACCATTGAGGCGGTTCTTTGCTTTAATATATTGGTCTTCGATCGTCATGATTGTATGATTTTTAAAGTTCGCCTAATCACTTAGGTAGGTATCATTCGGATCTATTTCTATTTCAACCGGAATTTCCTTCTTCTTCCGCGGGCGCCTCACCTTTTCTTCTGGTTTCGGAAGTTCATCGAGGTGTTCTCTGAAATACAAAACCTTGTCCCAGAACTCTTTCATGACTGGTAAATATGTATTGAACCATTCGCGATCACGTTTTACATTGACAACAACAAACTCTTCGGGTCTCGGCCAATTTGTTTCAGCGGGTTTATATTGAATAAAGTCTGCTTCTTCGAGATCTAGAATTTCCATACACAATTGAAGTTGTGGCATGTAGTGTTCGGGAACACACGGTTCAATTTTACGAGACATAGGACATTTGATTTCAACGAGCTTCCCAGATTCCGAGACACCATCTGGACTTCCACCGAGCCATGTATGTATGGGGTGTGGACATAATCCAATCTCGTGGACGACTTCTCCATGTCTTTCTTCGTAGAGAATCCGCGCTTCGTCCTCATATTTCTCACCGTGACGCGTGGCTTCATTGCCCGTGAACTTTTCCCCAAGACCACACTTCTTAAGCAGAAGACCTTGGGGTGTTTCGTACTTATTCTTGCCAATGGCCGTCGCAGCATCCGAGGCGGTGAGCATATTTCCACGCAACGCGAGCCATTCTTGACTCTTTTGCGCTGCATATTCACGAGCTATCAGTGCCTCTACGTTTGGATGCATATTAATTTATTTATGAAGTTATCTTTTAAGCTGAGTTGGGTAGAAAAAGGCTTTCGCTGCATTTTGTTCGGCGCGCTTCTTGCTCTTTGCAAATCCACGACCTAAAAACACATTGTCTATGAATACATCGACCGTGAAAACACCGTCAACTTGTGCCGCAATTCTATAATCTGGGAGAGGAAGGCTATTTGATTGTGAATATCGCATGAGATGATCTTTGTAATTGTTATCAACCATGATCGACTTCATATCAACGAGTTCTGAATTTTCGTAAATTGAAAGGATAAATTGTTTCGCGTGTAAGAGACCGAGATCCATATAAATGGCACCAATCAAGGCTTCAAATACATCTTCGAGAATCTTTGGGTTATTGTTCCACCCATTTCGCATACCCTTTTCATCCATGAGAACGCGATCATGGAGTCCAAGTTTACGAGCTATACCAGCGAGCGTGTCACCTCGAACGAGTTGGGTTCGTGCTTTTGTCAAGAATCCCTCTTGTCTTTCTTCATATCTGTCGTATAAGTATTTTGTTATCACAAAACCTAGGACTGAATCACCTATAAATTCCAAAGTCTCAAAGGAACCTGTGAGTTCTTCGTGTTCCTTTAGGGCTGATTTATGAGTGAAGGCTTTTTGATACAAATCCAACTTGGTTGGCTTTGTACCAATAAGTTCTTCGATGATGGACTTATTGATATTCATTTTATTTCATTAATGTGTTATTTGTTTAAGCCTTAACATAATGCGGGCTCAAGAACTTTTGCAAGTTGAGGAAGGTGACTTGAACATCACCCGGTTGAAGAAGATCGCGGAGCTTTTCGTCCATGATGAGCACACGGCCATTTTCCGGGTGCTTGAGACCATTGTCAGTGATGTACTTCGTAATAGCCTTGGTCACTTCACTTCGGGAGATCAATTCTCCTTCCGCGAGACCAATGAACGTACGGAGCTTATCGGTAACCTGTTGCTTGCGGTTGAAGCCGTTATTCTTCGCACGCTCAGCAGCCTTGGTTCCATCCGGGTCGTCTTGCTTCGCCTTAACCTTTCGGATAAGCTTCGTCAAGGACTTGACTTCGGCACGGAGCGCGGTGAGTTCGGATTGGATCGTTTCAAGAGACATCTTATATCCTTGTTAGAAGCCTCATCTTTAAGTCTCATTTTCGTAACGATAATGTGCTTGTTATAACCAGACCTAAAAGAACCACAAGGATAATTTTAAGGTATGCTGGAATATCGACTTGAAATGGTGTGAAGAAGTCGTCGGTTACTTCATACGGGGGTCTGGGACGGACATTTTTACACTGCCCAGGGCATCCACCGGAACAACACGCCGCGTTACATGGAAACACACGCTTTCCTCGACGCACACCACAGATTTGGTTTTCGTATGGGTAGGTTTCGTTCTTCAGTGCGTAACATTTACATTCGTCTATTACGTCACACTTGAGCTTATCACACTCCATTTTTATATATCACAATATTATAATGGACGATAGCATTTACTCAGAGGCCACTATCAATCGGTTCATGGTAAAGAACTTGTTCTTCAATGACGTCACGCTGAAGAAGTACTATGAGAATGATGATATGACAAATTTTAGAAAGCGTCTTCACAGACTTCATAAGAAGGAATCACTTGAGAAGATAGTCTACGCGTACGTGACCGACACTATCCGTGATATCGTGTATCGAATGGTTGGTGAACTTTCGGATTTTTTAAAAACGAGTGGAGATCTCGTGATCTCTGGTGGTGAAGCGTTTAATTATTACATCGATCGTAAGGACCGAATCATCACGAGTGACATTGATACAAAGTTTGTACCTAGATTCAAATATGATTCAAAGTATTTTGGGAAGCTTCAAGCTGTTAAGGTTCTATTGTGGAATAAATTAGGTGAAATAGCTTCAAAATACGACAAAGAAATTCGATCGAGATTTACGAAAAAGACAAAACTCGAAAGGTTTCTCGGTCTTGGGTTTGCTGAAAAGGGGCCGTTTGTGACGCGACGATATATCCTTATCAAAAAGAAGAAGGGTGGGAACGGTCAGGAACCGTCCAAGATGAATGTGTTCATTGATGTCGAACTCTTCGCGCTCGATCTTAAGGTGCGGTACTTTTCAGCGGCGAAAGGACAGATTATCGAACGCACGATAGGTGGTATCCTGGACATTCCCTTCATGCGTCCAGGTGAATTTGGTTTCGAAGTTGTAGAAACAAAAAAGAAGGGTGTTACATACAGGAATCGTCGTACCAATACGATCACGCGAGACGATCGTATCTATGTAGCTGGACGTCGTTTCCTCCTCGATGATGTATATCTTATGCAAAAGCTCGGTCTTCGCCCAGAAAAGCGTGAAAAGGATCGACAACGCATGGTGAAGTTGTCCAAAATTATTTCGAGTAAAGTATCCATTAACTCAGGTGATACGATTGAATCCATTTATCAGAAAGTTAGTAAACTTCCTATGACACCCATGCGTCGAAGAAAACTGGACGGACGTGTAAACATGAAGTCCGCATTGGCGGTGAATCCACGTAAGTACACCGCGTACACGACACCGCCCGATGAAGAGCGCGTGTCGAAGCAGTTTGTTATCGGTCTTAAAGCTTCCACGAAGAGCGTGACGGTTCCCGGATTCCAGAAGACGAAGGGAAATCAACGTTTCAATATAAATGATCAGGTCTGGCGAACATCAAAAAATAAAAACTACGTGAAGAATGAATACAATCTCAGACCAATTGTAGGTGGAAAAGTTCCAGAGAAAATTAACATTTTGAAAACGTTGTATGGATACAGACCAATCAGAGATAATTGGGTTCCTAAACAAGTACTTTTAAAGTCAGCACAGATTCCTTTCGTTGGTTTAAAGAAATAAGTACAATATACGGTATAATGTTATACGATACTCCTACCAAGGACGACGAAGGTTTCTATTTCGTAAAGGCGACGAAGGATGACAATAAGAAGTGCTTTGTTCAGTTGAATAAGGTGAAGGTTACGGGTCTCACCGACACGGAAGTGACCTTTGATCTCGCATCCGAACGAAATCTTGAACGTGTACAGGCACTCGATACACAAAACATCCAGGCCGCAATCGAAAATTCGGAATCATGGTTCGGTAAAGCGCTCTCTGAAGAAACGGTGAAATCCGCGTATACGGCGAGTGTCAACGATAATCAAATCAGTGCGGATAAGATCGCACCGACGAAGATTTTTACAGCCGACCAAGAACTCACGGACTTCAGTGCGCTCACGACCGAAAACGAATGTTCGGTCATTCTCGAATTTGCTGGATTGTGGTTCGCTAAGAAGGCGTTTGGTCCGGTATGGAATGTCGTCCAGGTCAAAATGTCAACACCGCCACCCCAGCCGGAAGAAACCTATCCAGAAGAATTTGCTTTCCAAGATGAGGATGAAGAATAAAAAAATTTGTATACTGTATAATAAAAGATGGTGAAGATTCGCCCGAATCAATTGGTCATGCTCGCGGCTGTGGCCGTCCTCGTTTATTTGCTCTTCAGCATGAACTCCAAGAAGTCTAAGTACAGTGTTCAGGAGACCATGTATGCACCGAGCCTTTACGATAGCAAGGATGTCGCGCCAAGCACGTGCCAAATGAAGGCTGGTACCGGCCTCGCGTCTTCTCTGTTGCCCCGCGAAGTCGCTTCCCAGGAAGACTTTGGTGAATTTGCCCCGGAAGACATCCTCAAAGGTCAAAACTTCTTAGACCCGCGTCAGCAAATTGGTTTCCCGGAGACTACCGGCGGTGCTTTGCGTAACGCGAACCAACAAATTCGCGCGGATCCGCCGAACCCGAAGGATGCTTTCGTGTGGAACAACTCGACGATTGCCCCGGATTTGATGCAACGTAGTTTGTGCGCTTAAAGATTTTAGAGTAATACTAGGTAAATATGTCTTCTGTGTCTAATGAACTGTCGACGAGCGTCTCAAAGCTCGTCGAACTCAGTAAACAACTGTCCGAAGCGAAATCTGATATCAAGGTCCTCAACCAGGAAGAAAAACGTCTCAAGGAGACGGTGAAGAAACACATGGTTGATCAGGGTATTGATACCATTAACCTCAGGAAAGGGAAGATAAGTTTACGAAAAAGCGTCCGTAAGTCGGGTGTGAACAAGGATTCCATACGAGAAGGGTTGTTGAAATTCTTTAGTGGTGACGAAGTGAAGGTTGAGGGAGCAATCAACGCGATCCAAGATAATTTAAAAACGAAAGAGTCTGTCACGCTTTCGTTAACCGGTATAAAAGAGAAGCCTCCTAAGGAAGATAAGTAAGAACTATGGTTTGGAGTCAGTATATCGAAGATGGCAATTTCGACCTCGACGTTGAGCTCAATGAGCACGGTGAGGTCATTGAGGACGATGACACTCATCTGAATATTCACGATTGGGAATCCAAATACTCAGATGAATTATGGGAATTATGGGATCTCATGAATACACTCATTCATGATGCATGGTTAGAGCGTATAGTATTCAACAGGGGTGATTTCAATGATTTTGTTGAGTTTTGTTACAAAGAACATCACGACGAGCCATTGTATTTGTATTGTCCCATAATACCACAACTCTCATACATTTGGAAAAAGATCCAAGAGTGTGTGGAAGATATGGATATGAAAAGTGTGTTCATGACTGGAGCGACACTCGATCACTTTCTTGACTTTGTGGCATCACATACAGAGCAAAATAATGTGTATATATACTAAATGCTCCCCGATATTGCGACCCGGAAGGTTGCCATCCCCGCCGCACTCTTTGCCGCGCTCAGCCCAGGTCTTTTGCTCACGACGGATGGAAAGTCTGTTAAGTTTACCAATGGTCAGACGAGCCAAATGGCCATCTTCTTCCACGCACTCGTCTTCTTCCTGGTCTACTCCGCTATTGCGCGTGTCATGGGATTGGTTGTGACGAAGGCTGATTTGCTCGTGACGACGACTCTCTTCCTTGCGCTAAGCCCTGGGCTTCTTTTGACGCTTCCACCAGGGTCGGGTGGTGTTTTCCGCTCCGGACAAACCAGTCCGCAGTCTGTCCTCGTGCACGCACTCGTGTTCGCCATTATTTTCGCGTCTTTGCGACGTCAATTTCCTCAATTCTACTAATAGGATATGAAGTATCTAGTTTTAGGACCTGGTGCCATGGGTATTTATGCCATGATCGGCCGTCTTAAAAAAATACATAAAGAACTTCACAATGTCCAGGAAATATCCGGCGCTTCCGCTGGGTCTATCTTGGCACTATTTTTAGCTTTGGGGATGTCCGTCGATAAGATTTTCAAAATTTCATCGACATTAGATATCTCTGAATTTGTTAAGGTAAATATTGCTCTCTTTTTTAACAAATTTGGCTTCGTCGATGTGGATCCTATACGACAAAAACTCATAGAGATATGCGGTTGTAACCCATCATTTAAAGAACTCAATAAGAAGATTTACATCGCAGCCTTTTGTCTCAATTCATCGAAGACGGAATACTTTTCGGTTGATACACACCCAGATATGAAAGTCATTGATGCTGTATGCATGAGCATCGCGATTCCACTCGTATTTGAGTGCGGAAAGTATGATGGAAAATCATACATCGATGGTGGTGTCGCCGAAGAGATACCACTCATGCCCTTTATCGATAAAAAACCACATGAAATCGAGTGCGTAAAAATACACGTCGTATCTAGTTATAAAGAAGATCTAGATAACCCGAAGCAGTTTCTTGAAACGATCATCGCATCAACCCTACGAAACAGGGGAAGGTATGATGTTAAAATAAAATCACATCAGATAGACGTTGAGAACTTTAATATATTTGATTTTGGTATGTCTTATGAAGATAAAGTCAGGTTATATATGATTGGTTATGGATTATAATATTTTTGTATACTAAAGTGCATGGATGGATGCATGCGATCCAAAACTTGATATAGACAACCTACGTCAAATGATTAAACAGAATACCGGTAAGGATCTGAATTTGTCTCGCAAGAAGATTTGTCAGGCCTACACGGATATTCAGGAAGATAATCTCCCTCTTCCACCCTTGGTTCTCAGTAAGAATAGAACATTCATGGTGGATGGTAAGTCGCCTCTTAAGCAAAAAGATTACGATATCTTATTTGCGAGTGATTCAACTGTGAGTGAATTGCGCCGCGTTGCGAGAAAGGCGGGTGTCGTTTTGACGAAAGGTTTGACGAAAGTCGAATTGGTCGACTCGACGAAACGGTATCTCGATGGACACAAAATTCGTGAACCCATCATGCTCTCGAGAAAAAGACACACATCCGTTCGGAACATGAACAGTCGTGTGAGTGTGAACACGAACGTGAACACGAATGTGAACACGAACGTGAACACGAATGTGAACCGAGTGAACACGAACGTGAACCGAGTGAACACGAATGTGAACCGAGTGAACACGAGCGCGAACGTGAACCGAGTGAACCGAGTGAACCGAGTGAACCGAGTGAACACGAGCGCGAACGTGAACCGAGTGAACCGAGTGAACCGAGTGAACCGAGTGAACACGGCATTCAATATCAATCGTAAACCTAATGCGTCGACACGGGTTTCCTTTCCGAGTTCCGTTAAT